TCCTCATACGGCTTGCCGGAGCGGTGGCACTCCAGCAGCAGGTTTCGCGATTCTTCCATCCACCCATGCACAAAAGCGTCGATGTCTCGTCCCGTCGCCTGGGCGGCGTCCACGAGTTCCGTCCTCATCCGCTGCTCGTGGGCCTCGAACCAGGCTGTGATCTTGGCCGGCTTGCTACGGCGCTCCACGATGCCGTCCGCTTCGATGGCCGCGAGGCGTCGGAGCGTCGTGCGGAAGAGAACCTCGGCTGCCGACCGCTCCCCAGCAACGGCAGCATCGCCGGGGGCCGGGCCTTCGTTGCCGTCGGTGGCCGGTTCGTTGGCCGGTTGGTCGGGCGGCAGCGGGGCCGTCTGCGGCTGCGTCGCGCCGTTCGGATTATTGACCGTGAAGGCGTCGAGCAGTTGCATATTGACCTGCACGAAACGCTTGTTGCCGACGCCGTCGGGGAGCGGGTTGTAGCCGATCTGGCCTCTTACCTCGTCGACGCTCAAGACGCCCATGTTGAACATCTCCCGCATGAACTGGCTGCGAGCCTGGTAGTCGCCAGCCATGAGCGCGGAGACGTCAAACTCTACGAAGTAATTCCGATCGTCGGTGATGAGGTCGCGGCGGCAGGCAAACTGCCAGCGTCGGCAATGCGGAATCAACGAGAACGTCGCGAAGTCGATGGCCCCTTGTTCCACCGTCGAATAGCGGACGTTGGTCAGATCGCCAAGCAGATGCAAAGGCACGCGGTAGGCTCGGCTGATCTCCTCGACGGCGTACCTTCGTGTGGCGATCAGCTCGGCGTGCTGGTTGTTGACCGGGTCTGTCTTCTTGTGAAATCCGTGGGGCATGACCACGGTCTTGAAGGCGTTGTTCACGCCCTGGTGAGCGGCGTCCCATTGGCTCTTGAACCGCTGGAGAGCCTCCGGCTTGTGGGGCTGATCAGTCTCGATGTAGGTGCCCGCCTGGGCGCCGTTGCCAAAGAACGCCGACGAGTGCAGTTCCGTGGCCCTGGCAAGTGCGATGGCGTCGCGAGAGAGCGAGGTCGGCACATACCCGGTCACGCCGTCGCTCGAGAGCCACCGCAGGTGGAAGACCTGATCCTGGCGATACAGCGTCGGGGTCGGCTTGCCTTCCTCGGTGTATTGGTATTGAAGTTTGCCGTTCTCAAGGCGAACGACCTTCATGCGGCTGGCATGGAGCGGGATCAGTTGGTCGACGGCCCCGCGGCGGCCGGGCTTGATCAGGCAGTAGCCGTTGCCCCAGAGGAGCAACTGGCTCATCATCCACTCCCGCCACTCAAAACTCGTCATCCAGTCGTTCGGCTGGTAGGCGAGCACTTCCTGGAGCGGCTGGTCTTCGGCGATCTCTTTGCCGCCGCCGGGGAGCCGGCGGTAGAGGTTGAATGGCATCGACGCGATGCTCTCGGAGAGCACGCGGACGCAGGCGAGCACCGCGCTGCACGAGAGGCTGCTCTCTGGAGAGACGGGAACGCCGGCAACCGTCTTCTGGTTCCCGATGATCTCCTCGAACACGCGGGAGAGGCTGTACCGCATCTCCGTCAGGTCTTCGACGTCGGCGGTTTCGTCCACTAAAACACCACCAATTCAGGGTCAGTTTCGGGGCCGTGGAGTTCGCCGCTGGCTAGCCCCAAGGCCATGATTAGGGCCACAGCGGCGTCGATGCGGTACGTCGAGCTAGAGTGTTGCTTTGTAGGCTTTAGGTTCCCGGCGTCGTCGATCTTCACTTGCACGTTCGACATCTGCCAAGCCAAGCAGGGGTTCGCTGCGTGCCGTAGTTTCTGGCCCAAAATCAGCGTATTCAAAAACTTCGTCGGCGAACTCATCGACGCGAAACCCTGTCCGAAGGGCTTGACGTCGATGCCCTCGGACGCGAGCTGCGTCGTGAGGTGCGTCGCATTCCATCGGTCAATTGCTACAGCCCGAACCGCATTCTTCTCGCAAAACGAGAGAACGTAGTCGCGAACCACGTCGTAATCCGTAATATCGCCTTCTGTTAGTGTAACAAACCCTTCCTTCGCCCATTGCCGATACGGCACCCGATCGGTCTTCGACGCCTTCTCGGCGTTGTCGCCCGGGATGAAGACGTGGGCATGAATGTCAAAGGTGCCATCCTCGTCGGGCCACACCGCAACGAACGCCGTCGTGTCCGACGTGCTCGACAAGTCCAGGCCGCAGTAGGCGACGCGGCCGTCGGTGGGCCGCAGCGGGCCGTTGTTCGCATCCCAGGCGCCGTGTCGAAGCCACTTGGATTCCGACTGGCACCACTGATTCAAATGGAGCGTCCGGAAGACGATCTCTTCGCTGGCTGACTGCTTCGCCCGCAGGCTCATCTGGTGGAAGTAGTCGGGTTTCAGCGTGATTCCGTAGTTCGGGTTCGCCAGCTTCCACGTTTCTTCGATGAACGGGTCGGCGTCGGGCGGCGCGGCGTAGATGCAGGGCAGGAACGTGTCGTCCTTGAGGACGCCGTCGCGAATCTTCTCGGCCCGCTGCCAGTCTCTGTAGCACGGCCCCTGCGTATTCGTCCCGGCCGTGGTGATGTAAACGGTGAGCGGTTGGGATCGCGCACCCATACCCGTCTCCAAGACATCGACCAGCTCCCGGTCGGGGAAGACGTGATATTCGTCGATCAGTACGCACGATGGGTTGTACCCGTGCTTCGTGCCCGCCTCTGAGGAGATGCAGAACATCGACGCATTGCGTTCCGGCACCACGATGCTGTTGCGGTAGACCTTGGCTCGTCGGGCCAGGGAAGGGCAGGACTCGAGCAGGTGCTTGGCCGCCGTGTGGAGGAGGCTGGCCTGGGAGCGGTCGCCGGCCGCGACGATCACCTCGGCCCCGATGTCATCGCAGAAGGTCATATAGAGGCCCAAGGCTGCTGCCATTTGGGTCTTGCCGTTCTTGCGGGCGAGGGCGAGCAGGCTTGTGCGGTATTTCCGCAGGCCGTCTTCGCGCTTCGTATTGAGCAGGCGGTCGAGGTACTCGTCCTGCCACGGCTCCAACAGAAACTGCTGCCCCGCGAAGTCTCCGCGGGAATGCTTGAGGAGCGCGATGAAATCGCGGATGTCAACCACGCTTGGCGAGCAGGGCGTCCATCGGGTCTTCGACGACCTTCACGGCTCCGTACCCGAGGCGGGTGCGGTCGGCTGGCGTCAGCCCGAGCACTGTTTCCAGGTGCCGAAGCATCTCGCCAGACTCCTTGAACTGAGTCGCCATCCCGCAGGGACGGACAAACCGGAGGCTGCCGTCGGTGTTCGTCACCTCGACGTATACCACGTCCATCTCCTGAAGCTTTTCTGCGGCGAACTCCCAGATGACGTAGGTCGCGGCGTATCTTGCGATCACGGCCTCGTCGGATTCGGCGAGAGTGCCCATGTTCGTCAGCCAAGTGACGACGTTCGCGAAGATTTCCTTGGCCCGAGGCTTCAGCCACGCCGGCGGCTCGAGCGGGGCGGTGGGGGCGGCCCCAAGTTCCTCGCGGTTCTTGGCGTGCTTCGACCCGCGGAGCGTCAAAATATGCTTCGGCGTTGGCGGTCGGCCCTTCATGCCTCTTAGGGTACGGGTTGCGGTGTCGGTGCCGCAAAGGAGTCGGCGCGAAAAGGGCCAATTTCGTCTCGGCGTCTGCCCCTAGGGACATGCGGTCTGTCGGCCAAACCCCGCCGCCGGGTGGTACCCTACCCGGCCGATAGGCCGCCGAGACGATTGCCGAGACGATGGCCGAGACGATGGCCGAGACGATGGCCGAGACGATGGCCGAGACGATGGCCGAGACGATTCTCAAAAACTAAATGTCCGAAACAATCGGCCGCAAAAAATCGGCCGGAAATACAGTAGCGTTGACATACAATTGGCCGACGTTATCCTTATGTCGACGTCGGCCGATTGTCGGCCGCACGAACTACCCTAGTTCCGAAGGATTTCAAAATGAGCTGTGCCCAAATGCCCGGACGATTCAAGGCCCCGAAAATCACCCGAGACGATCGACGAGCGGCCGCGGTCGAGAAAACGGAAAAACGGTCGGCCCTTACTAGTGCTACGGTCGACGTCGATCGCATGGAAGGCGAATATCCTATTTTCCGCATTCGTTTCGAGAATGCGGCCGGTGACGTGTTTACCGGCTCGTGGGACTCTCGACGCCCGCTGCTCTCGGCAAATAGTAAACTTCGGAAGGGGCTCGGCCGATATCGTGCGATTGGTCTGGCGCTCGCCCCTTGGAAATTCGCCGGCAAGGGTAACCTATGCGGCGCAGCGTCAGCCGGCTGTATCGACGCATGTAACGGCCTATGGTCTGGCATGAATGTAACGCCGTCGACCCGTTTCGCCTTAATCGGCCGGGCCCGATTGTGGATGGAATTCCGAGCGCTGTTTCTGCGCAAACTCCGGGAAGAACTGGCGAATTTCCAGCGCCTTTGCATTCGGACCGGGCGATTTCCCGCGGTTCGGCTAAACGTCTCGAGCGACATACCATTCGAGCGCGTCGCCCCGGAAATCTTCGCGGAATTCCCTCGAATCCGTTTTTACGATTACACGGCCTACGCTGCCGACAATCGGTCGGCGCTGCCCGGAAATTACCAGCTGGCGCATAGTTGGAAGGAGACGACGACCTTCGCATACGTCGAAAGCGTAATCGGCGCCGGTCGAAATATCGTCGTTCCATTCGACTCGGCCTACGCGCCCGCCCGAAAGCTATTCGGAGCGCTGCCCGAGACGGTCGTTTTCCATTGCCGACATAGCGGGAAAACCCTGACGGTTCGGGTCGTGAATGGTGATAAACACGATTTCCGTATGCGGGAGACGGACGGTTCGGGTGTTTGCGTAGGGCTCCATGGGAAATCGGGTCGGGGCAGGGTAACGGCCGCGGTCGAATCCGGCTTTATGCGCCATCATGCCGAGGGGTCGACACTGCGGCGCCGGACGATCCACGTCGGAACGGTGCACGTCGAATGCTAGGGGTCGGAATGGCCCGGCGGCGCCGGCTCGAGCTGGCGCCGCCGGCCTGCCCAGGACGTCGACCGCCTCGAGGGCGCGATCATGC